ATCCTTGTTATGGGAACATGGATGGTACTCAAACAGGTGCTTTTATATTTGTATTCCCAGTACCTATGAGAGCAGCACCAACAGCTATTGAACAAAGTGGAACACCTAGTCATTATTCAATTAGAGTTGTTAGTGATAGCAATGGTACGACTGGCCCAACAGCAACTGGTTTTACCTCTGAAAAAGCATTAGTTAATTTAATTTCAAGTGGTGCAGGAAAAACATCAGGTGCTGGTGCTTTTATGAGGTCGGAAAATGATGATGGCTTTATAGCATTTAGTGCAGATTTATAGGAGAGATTGGTGAAAACATATAAAGTAGATTATACATTGGAAAATGGAACACAAATGTATGGAAAAGTTGATGATGATGATAAGATAAGATTTCATGCTACTGATAAAAATCCAGAGTTTCAAGATTGGTTAAGAGCAAATAAAGATGATCTACCAAGTGATATACAAGCTAAAGTAAATGATGGTTCTCTTAAAATAGAGGATGCCGATTAGTGAAAGTATCAGACGTGAAGGCACAGATAGACACACATGAAGCTGTTTGTGCAGAAAGATGGAAAGAAACTATATTAAGAATAAAACGTATCGAACATATAATGATAGGTACTGCAGGAACAACAATTATCCTTTTAGTGGGGTTATTAGTAAGGTGATTATATATGGATCCTGTAACAATATCATTAGCTATGGGTGTAGCGTCAAAAGCATTTGATGCAATAAAAAAAGGATTTGCGGTCGGGCGTGATATAGAACAAATGTCTGGAGATATCGGACGATGGATGGGAGCTGTATCCGATGTTGACAATGCTGAGAAACAAGCAAAAAATCCTCCGTTGTTTGGTAAACTTTTCAAAGCTGGGTCTATTGAGGAAGCAGCTCTCTCTGCTTATGCAGCCAAGAAGAAACTTGAGGAACAAAGATACGAACTCAAGATGTTTTTAAATATGACTTATGGGCCTCAAGCCTATAATGATCTTTTAGCAATGGAAGGTCAGATACGAAAACAGCGTCAAGAAACAATTTACAAACAACAGCAGCTCCGAAGACAAATAGGTGAAGCTATCACTTGGTTTATTGTAGTCGCTATAGTTGGTGGTTTTGCCGTGCTGGTAGCCAGTATTTGGGTTAAACAAGCAAAAGCATATGAGTACAAACCCAAAAACTATTCTAGGCAACAACAAGAATGGCGTAACCCAGATCCAAAAAAGTACACAACTTGTAGACTTAAGAAAAGAATTACGTCAAAATATACAGATAAAAGAGCTTGTATCTATGAGGGAGGAAATAGAACTTTTACAATGTTGATCGAAACATGGTGTCCTAAAAAATATAAGTGTGTGTATGATCCGAATGGCACTGAACCAGACATAGATAAAGTTATGGAAAGTCTTAGAAGTATAGGTAGAAAATAATGGCAGCAAAAAAATTACAAGTAAAAAGTAAATACAACGAATATGATTTAGATGGTGATGGCATAGTTTCTGACGAAGAACTTGCTAACATGAAAGAAATAAAAGAAACAGAAACCGCTCTTCGCAAGAATCTTGCACAACTACGTATGGCTAGATACACACTAATAGCTATGGGTGCGTTTACTTTAGCTATGTTTTTTGTTGATGTAGAACGTGTCAAAGCATTAGCTGACATAAGTAATTTGTTTTATTTGTCAGGAGCTGGTATAGTAGGAGCATACATGGGAACAACTGCTTGGATGAATAAAAAATGACAGCATTTATGTTAGCATGCTATCTTAACGGAGTTGCACAGGGTGCAATATATTTCAGGTCTGTTAATGATTGCACGTACTACACTAAGTTTTTGAGTGAACAAGAGTTTGATAGTGAGTTAGGTGAAAAACAAACATATAAATGTATATGCAAACTTGTACCACAAGTTAATGAAAAGAAAGTGAGGGTGTATTAATGTTACAAGCACTTATAGGCCCAGTAACAGGTCTACTGGATAAATTCATACCTGATGCAGATCAGAAGGCAAAACTCGCCCACGAGATAGCCACTATGTCTGAAAAACATGCTCAAGAGGCTTTGCTCGCTCAGTTAGAAATAAACAAGGCAGAAGCGGCAAGTGGATCAATATTTAAGGGCGGCTGGCGACCAGCCGTTGGATGGGTCTGTGCGATTGCTTTTGCCTACCATTTTATCGTAAAAGATCTAATTATATTTGGTGCAAGTTTTGCTGGTGCAGAACTACCAGAACTGCCCGATTTTGATATGGGTACACTTTTAACTGTTCTTGGCGGCATGCTCGGCATCGGAGGACTCAGGACATACGAAAAACAGAAAGGGTTAACTAAATGAAGAGAAAAGTTAAAAAAGTTATGAAAGGGCTGCAGAAGGCCAGTAAGACACATGCAGCACAGGCTAAGATGTTAAAGAGCGTTTTGAAGAATGGTAAGAAAAAGAGGTCAAAATGAGTTTATACAGAAACATACAAGCAAAAAGAAAAAGAATAAAAGCTGGTAGCGGAGAGAAGATGCGTAAACCAGGCACAAAGGGTGCACCCACAAAGAGAAACTTTGCAAGAGCAAAACAAACAGTAAAGAAAAAGAAGGTATAATGGTAGCAAAAGTAGCCACTATAAAGAAAAAATTAAAATCAGGTAAAAAACTAGGTTTTAGTGAGAGAGCTAGAGCTGTCAATAAAGGATTAATACCAAGCAAGGCAAAGAAAAATGGCAAAAAAAAGAGATCCTAAAGTAGGGACAGGTAAAAAACCAAAGGGTTCTGGGAGACGATTATACACAGATGAAAATCCAAAAGACACCGTTGGTATCAAATTCGCCACAGAAGCAGACGCAAGAGCTACGGTTGCAAAAGTTAAGAGAGTCAGTAAACCTTTTGCGAGAAAGATACAGATACTTACAGTCGGTGAACAGAGAGCAAAAGTGATGGGTAAGAATAAAGTGGCTAGTATATTTAAAAGAGGTAAAGAAGCCATAAGAAAGGCTAGAAAAAAATGATGTGGACTTGGTTGCGATTAGCTAAACTTTTTAATAAGATCGGTAATTATTTTTACTATAAACACGTACAATCTTTAAGACAAAAGCAGGTAAAAGATGGACTTAGATAAATTAAAAGAAGAAATTAAAAATGATGAGGGTGTCATTTATGAAGTGTATTTAGATCACCTCGGCTACAAAACTTGTGGTGTGGGTCACTTGTGTAGAGCTACAGACCCAGAAAACAAATTAGAGGTAGGTGATCCAGTATCTGTAGAAAGAGTTGATATATTATTTGCAGAAGATTTAGAAACAACAATAGATGAATGTAAACTTCTCTATAATAACTTTGATGATTTACCAGAAGAAGTACAAAGAATTATAGCTAACATGTTGTTTAATATGGGTAGACCTCGTTTATCTCGTTTTCACAAAATGAAAAAAGCTATAGATAATGGAGATTGGATAGAGGCATCTGTCCAAATGAAAGATTCGCTTTGGGCAAGACAAGTGCCAAATAGAGCAGATAGATTAGTAAAAAGAATGGAGGCTGTTACATAATGCCTTTACAAAAAGTATTATTAAAAGGTGGTATAAACAGAGAGGGCACTAGATATACTAACGAAGGTGGTTGGTATGATGGTGATAAAATACGTTTTAGACAGGGTACACCTGAAAAAATAGGTGGTTGGGAACGAATAGGTGAAAACACGTTTCTGGGTACATGTAGAGCTTTACATAACTGGGTAAGTCTAGGGGGTCAAAACTTTGTAGGTGTAGGCACTAATTTAAAATATTACATAGAGTTAGGTGGTAATTTTAATGATGTTACACCTTTACGTGCAACTCAATCATTAACTAATCCATTTACCACTACATCTGGATCAACAACCGTATTAGTCACAGATACAAATGGTGGGTTTGTTGACGAAGATTTTGTAACATTTAGTGGTAGTAGTGCAGTTGGTGGTTTAACCATAACTGGCGAATTTCAAATAGATATAGTATCTGCCACAACTTATAATATAACAGTGTCTTCTGCTGCTTCATCTTCTGCTACAGGAGGTGGATCTGTGTCAGCGGCATACCAAGTAAATGTTGGTTCTGCTTTTGCCATACCTCTTACAGGTTGGGGTGCTGGTGCTTGGGGTGCTGGTGCTTGGGGTGTTGGTGAGTCTTCTGTAAACGAAGTACGTATATGGAGTCATTCTAACTTTGGTGAAGATTTAATATTCGGGCCAAATGGAGGTAGTATATATTTTTGGGATGCTACAAATGGCGTTACTACCAGAGCTGTGGAGTTATCTAGTTTGTCTGGTGCATCAGGTGTACCTTCACTACAAAACATAATATTAGTATCAGATATAAGTCGTTTTGTGTTTTGCATGGGTACAAATCCCATAGGAAGTGGTATTCTTGACCCTACTCTTATTAGGTGGTCTGACCAAGAAGATGCAACGAATTGGACTCCATCTGCTACAAATCAAGCAGGTAGTTTAAGATTATCCCGTGGTACTAAAATAGTTGCAGCATCTCAGGCTAGACAAGAGGTGCTTGTGTGGACAGATTCTTCTCTATACTCTTTACAGTACGTTGGTGCACCTGCCGTGTGGACAGCTACATTAGTTGGTGAAAACATATCTATATCTTCTCAGTTATCCGTGTCTTACGCAAACGGTATAGCTTACTGGATGGGTGTTGATAAATTTTATTTATATGATGGTAGAGTGCAACCATTAAAATGTGACGTAAGAAAGTATGTATTTAACGATTTTAATATATTACAATACGATCAAGTGCACTCTGGCACTAATGAGTCTTTTCACGAAATATGGTGGTATTATTGTACTAGCAACTCTAATGATATAGATAGATATGTTATCTATAATTATATGGAAAAAACTTGGTATTATGGTTCATTGGGTAGAACAGCGTGGTTAGATTCTGGATTAAGAAAAAATCCTTTAGCAGCAACATATAATAACGTGTTAGTAAATCATGAGTTAGGTGTGGATGACAAAGAAACAGCCACAACAGCAGCCATAGCCGCACATATAGTATCTGCAGAATTTGATTTGAATGACGGACATCAATTCTCATTTGTTAATAAAATAATACCCGATATAACTTTTGATGGTTCTACTGCAGATAGTCCTGTAGTCACTATGACTTTAAACCCATTAACAAGTTCTGGTTCTGGATATAAAACAGTTACATCAGAGGGTGGATCAAATAATGCAACAATAACAAGGACATCTGCTGCAGACATAGAAAAATATACAGAACAATTACATGTTAGAATACGTGCTAGACAAATGTCTATGCGTATAGAATCAAGTGCAGAGGGAGTCACATGGCAATTAGGTTCGCCTAGACTAGATATGCGACCAGACGGGAGGCGATAATGGTAGATACTACAAGATATGGCATAGGGTTTAAAACACCTGCATTGCCTTATCCACCAGATGATTATCAACAACAAGCGTTTATACAGTTAAATAACGTATTACGTTTATATTTTTTACAAGTAGACACAGCTTTGAGAAATGCTAGTACATCTGACAGAGCTGAAGCTACATCTTGGTTTTTAGGCTAATGCCCAATAAATATGTAAATGCAAAAAAAGATCTGTCTAGCACTAGTGTAACTACGCTATACACTGCACCTGCACTAACTACAGGTATTGTTAAGTCTATATTAGTATCAGAAGACTCAGGAAATGCAGACACTATAACCCTAACAATAACAGACGCAGAATCGTCTCCTGCTACTTTTAGTTTATTTAAAACAAAATCTATTAGTGCAAATGCTACAGTAGAGTTATTAACAGCTCCTTTAGTTGTAGAAACTGGAGAAATACTAAAAGTTACGGCTGCTACAGCTAACAGATTGCACGTGGTTGCTAGTATACTGGAGGTTAGTTGATGCCAGTTGTTAATAGTAAAGAAAGATTGTTAGATATGTCTACAGTTATGGCTATGGCAGCAGATGATTTAAAAGGTAATATGCCTCTGCAAACCACATTACTTGCTATAGCTAGAGAAACAAGTTTACCTAATGTCGATGTAGTTCAGTTTGGTAATACTGTGTTTATAGGTCATATGGGTAAAGGTAAAAACAAAAATAAAATGGTAGGACGACCGCTCAACGTAGATACGGGTAGGAACTTTATTGATAACATGTTACAGTATGGTGGACATTTACAAGAAAAAGAAATAACACACTATTCTACTTCTTTTGAAGGTGAAGTGCTAGTGCCAGCTATTAAAGTAATACAAAGAAAACTTATGGATACTGATACAAATATGTATTTAGGTGTTGATGAAGACGATAATTATGTGGTTCTTGTTAAATTGGGTGAGGAATCTTTGAGGGAAAAATATGGCTCCAATAACTAAACCTATAAAAAAAGTTATAAGGTGGGTTGGCGATACCATAGAAGATGCAGCGGATTGGGTTATTGATGAAATAATTGATCCCGTTGTTGACACTGTCGGTAATGTCATAGATTCTGCGTTAGATGATCCTGTAAAAACTATAGCAACAGTTGCTGCCATAGCCACGGGTAACGCTTGGGCTATACCTCTCATAGAAGGTGCAGATGTTGCTATAGAAGGTGGTGATATTGGTGATATATTAGAAGCCACAGGAAAAGCCTACGTAGCACAACAAGTTGGAGCAAAAGTAGGAAAATACGCTGGATCGGAGGCAGCGGCATCGGCAGCAGAAGCAGGTGCATCAGCAGGGCAACAAGCTGTAGCACAAGCAGTTATAGGAACAGGTAGTCAAAAAGCCACTCAAGCTATAGTATACGGACAAGATCCTGTAGAGGCTTTTGCAAAAGGTGGTATATCTGGAGGTATAAGTGCATCTTTAGGTCAGTTAGAACAAAATTCTGCGTACAAAGATTTACCACAAGCAGCAAAAAATGTGATAGCTGACACTTTGACTGCTACACTTACAGGAGGAGAGGTAACTCCAGAGTTAATTACAAGTGCCATAGTTAGAGGTACTGTAACTGCTAACTTAGTAGCAGAACAAATAGATCCTGTGCAATATAACGAGTTTGGTGATGAGTTGCCTGGGAAATTTACAGATGGACAAATTGCAGCAATAACTAATGCGATAGTTAACACATCAACCGCAGCTTTTACAGGTAAAGATATAACACCAGCTTTGATGAAATCAGTCCTACAATATGGTTCTGAGGAGTTAAATAAATCTTTAGATAAAAATGTACGGAACACCATAGATAAAGTTTCTGGTGACTATGAAGCACTAGAAACAAAAGCAGGTCAGGTAGATGATGCTGTAAGCGATTATGAAACTGCGGCTGCTAATTACAATGCCGTAGCCGATCAAATGAGACCTAGATTTGATGAGAGGAGCAGATTATTAGGACTAGTGGATACAGCAAGAGAAAATTTAAGAGCAAATGAAAATCAAGGCACAGTAAATGCTTATAATAGTGCGATTAAAACATATAATGATTATACTGTGGCTTTGGATAATGACTATGCAAATAAATTTAAACCCCTATTAGATAAATATAAAGCTGAGTCTGATACAGCTTTGAATAGTGTAAATACCTTTCGTGATGAATATAACGTATTAAAAAATAATTTAGTATCAAGTGGCGATCAATTAGATGATGCTCTAGTGCCTGTGCAACAAAGTATAGACAAAGCCTTCGTTAGAGCCATGACAGGAGATACATTCTTATCTGAAGAATATATAAAGGTAAATAATTTAGATGATGATGCAGCGGCTGCAGGAGAAGATTTTGACCCACATTATCACTGGCTCACACAAGGTAAAAATGAGCAATTACCTGTAAATCAAGAACAATATAATGAAGCGTTGCGTTTAGAACGTGAAGATTTTAAAGAAAAAGCTCTAGCCTCTGCAAATTTAAACATAAGTCATTTAAGTAAAAATCAAATACAGTTGTTAGATAAAGATTTAACGGAGATGTACGGAGATAATTTACAAGCCATTAAAAATGCTGATCCAGATAATTACGCAAGAGAGATAACGCAACAATATCTAAGAGAGCAAGACTTTATTAAAGATTTATTAAAACAAGAATTTAATTACACAGATGCACAAATAGAACAATATATAAACAATAGAAATTCTGTAGATGAAAACATACATACGCTATCAAGATATCCAAAATCTGTAATAAGTAAAAATAATGTAACTGAAAAAGACATAGCTAGTGATAATGTTATCCTTGCTGCAAGTAGCGATGGTACTTTGGGGTATGTAAAAAAAGAAGTCAGAGATACATCATTTTATTGGGATAACACATTTGGAAAAAGAGTAAGAAGACAAGCTACTAATGATGGATATAATATAGTAGACGAAGAAGGTAATATAGAATTAACAGTAGAAACATTACCAAAACTTACACCTAGTGAATTACTTAAAACAAACCCTGAAGCAGGTATAACAACATATGCAGAACTGCAGGATGCAGAAGCAAGAAAGATAGTAGAGGCTGGTGTAGGTAGCACTACATGGACATTCATACAAAAAGCCTATGAATATGCTAGAAGAGAAGATGCACCAGACTTCCTAAAAGACACTGCAGGTGTTGTATTAAGTGCTGGTGGAGAACTAATAGATAGTTTTAACGGATTGTTAATTTTAGCAGATATAAACCCTGAAACTACTAAAGCAGGTAAGTTTGCTAGAAAATTAATAAAAATGGGTGATGATGTTAAGACTGAAGAATACAAAAATAACGTACAAGAAATACAACAGATAATAAATGATGCGAATAAAGATACAGACCCCGATGCACCTTGGTATGAACGTGCGTGGAATACCACAAAAGCTATATATGACGGGGCTTCTAAAGCACCACTAACATTTGCAGCAGAGTATATAGCTAAAGAAGTTATACAAGAAGTGCCATTATTACTATTAAGTGGTGGAACTGCTAATGTTGCTAAGAAAGTTTTGACGGAGGGTGGTGAGGCTTACGCTAAAAATATAGCTATGAAAGTTGGCGTTGGCACGTCTGTTACTACAAGTATGGCAGAGGGTTTTGGTGGTACAGCAGTAGAAACCTTTAATGAAGCCTACAGAACAGCCATAAAATCAGGTATGAACGAGGAACAAGCAACAGAATACTCGTTTGATTTAGCAAAGGAAGCAGGGACTATATCTGCTATAACAACTTTAGCCACAGGTAAAGTGCTAAAAGGTAACGACTTTGAAAGAATTTTGTTTGGCAATAAGAAAAAAGGTAACATAGCAGAAGCGTTCGAGGTAATAGGCAAAGAAACTGTGCAAGAAGGCTTTGAAGAAGGGCTACCTAAAGCATGGTCAGAAACTAAATTAGTACAAATAGATCCTACAAGAGATACAGTTGGTAGTATAACAGCAAATACTATCTTAGGTATGATTTCTGGTGGTGGTACAGCTACCACTATATATGGCACTGTAGAAGGCTACAATGCAGTACAAAATAAATTAAATGTTATTACAACAGGGGACTTTGTATCCAGTGCAATAGCTAATTTTAACCCTGAAGTTAGTAGTGTAATAGAAAACACAAACAAAACACCTGAGAATATGTCTGTTTTAGAGCGAGATTTAACAGATCTAGGTATAGATAGTAATACACAGGCAAACATACTTAATAATTTTTATAACGAAAGTTACACAAGCACAGAGGAAGTCTATGATAAGTATAGAGAATTTGGCGATTATAGACCTGAACAGTCTGAGGTTGACAGGTTTGTAGGCAAAACATCAGATGAAAAGTTTAGCACTGATTTTGATGCGTATATAGATCCTAGATTTGTTGATAAACAAGAGATATTAGATGTAGCTAAATCTGAAGGTGTTACTCTTACAGACGACCAGATAAATCAATATGTAGGACAGAAGGATGAAGCTGCTTTATTAGAGCAAGCTAGAAAAGATTTAGATCCTACAGCCGTTACAGAGGCAGAAGCCCGCAAATATCTTACAGATTTAGGATATACACCTACAGATGCAGAAGTTGCACAATTTACAGCACAGATAGCAGAAACAGAGCAAGCTAAAGCTATTGGTGAATACGTAGATCCACGTATGACATCGGCTGATGAGGCTAAATCTTACTTTGATGCACTGGGTTATGTTGCTACAGATGACGAAATAAATAGTTATGTTGGTCAAATAGAAGAAATAAAACAAAGAGTAGCTATAGGTGAATATGTAGACCCTAGACTAGTATCAGAAACAGAAGCATTTGAAGCGTTTAAAGATGCAGGTCTTGCAGATGTACGACCAGAAGATGCAAGAAAACTTATGGGTCAATACGATCAAACTTTACTTGGTAGTAGAGTAGAAGAAGCATTACCAGAAGCTAAATTTAACGTATTAAAGTATATGGTCGGTAGTCCTGCTACAGATACTACACCTGCTACAGGCATTTTTGCAGAATTACAAAACGTAAAAGAATCACCCGAAATAAAAAGTCAATTAGATGCTTTATCTACAGCTTTGGGTGCACAAGAACAAAACATTACTGACATTACAGATATAATAGGTAGACCTGCTACTGATGCAGATCAAGCCACAGGATTATTTGCTACAGCACAAGAGGCTAATCAACAATTAGCAGATCAGATAACTAATTTACAACAACAACAAGCATCTTTTCAACAGCAACAAACAGATTTTGCACAAGATTTTATTAAACAATATGAACAACAGGCAGAAGATGAGGCTAGAAGAAGAGCCGCAGCAGCACAAAGAGGGCAACAAATGGATTTGGCAAGGCAGTTATATCAAGGGCTGCAGCCACAACAGCTCACGCCCTTAAAACCTGTAGAAGTAGCTCAAATAGGAGCACCGTATCAATTTGAAAGTATATTCCGTGATGCAGGTCAAGAGGCTTTTTATCAAACACCCTACAATAAGGGTGGACAAGTTAACGATTTAAATGATACATTATTAAAACTTATTGGGGACGATTGATGGCTGATTTTTTTGATTCTATCCTTGGTTATGGTGAAAGAGCGTTTGATTATATAACCGATTTTGATGATGGCTTAGTTTCTGACGTAGGCTCTGCGTTTACAGATTCAAAAGGTGATGTTGATTTTGGTAAAGTTGCTGGTGGTATAGGGGCACTTGGAAAAGTGCTTGCAGATACAGGTGTAATAGGTGGTGACACGTATCTAGGTAGGTTATTTGGTGGCCCTCAGTCAGAAAAATTAGGGTATCAGGGTAAAATACCCACATATACAGCCACACGACAACAAGTTCCTGGGACTTTTGACCCTGAAAGGCGACCTGGAAGTGGTGGTCAAAGATACTTTACTGACGTTCGTTTTGATGGTGGTGACACTAGTGGTCAAGCTGCGGGGTTACAAGCCATGAATTTAGCTAATTTGGCACAACAAAACAGACAAGGGCAAGGACTCGCTGCACTAAGAGCGAAAAGGGCAGAAGATGCGGCTAAATCAGTCGCTGCACAGGCAGCACAAACTCAAGCCATGGCAAGTGGTGGTATAGCACGTTTAAACCAAGGCATGTATTTAGATGGTATGACAGATGGTATGGCAGATAAAGTACCTGCTATGATAGGAAATACACAGCCTGCTGCTCTAAGTGACGGAGAGTTTGTAATTCCTGCAGATGTTGTTAGTGGGTTAGGTAACGGCAATTCTGATGCAGGAGCAAAGAATCTATATGCAATGATGGATAGAGTAAGACAAGCTAGAACAGGAACTACTAAACAAGCTCCTGCTATAGATCCTAATAAAATGATGCCAACTATGAGAGGTTAACATGGCTGAACCAACACCAACCACTACAATAGCCAACCAAGCGACAACAAATCCAGGGGCTAATCTAGTAGGTCAACAGACGGGCACAGAATCCTCCCTATCAAATTACGTAGGCCCCTATGTAACGGAGATGCTAGGCAGAGGACAGGCTTTGGCGGGTATGCCTTTTCAGGCGTACACAGGCCCCTTAACCGCAGCTCCCACTGCTTTACAACAACAAGCATTTACAGGACTTGCTAATTTAACTGTGCCCACCTCACAGATGGGTGCTTTCACTCCTGCTAGTTTTACAGACGAAGGCACTGCTCAGAAGTTTATGAACCCATATATACAATCTGCTTTAGACCCACAGATAGCAGAAGCACGTAGACAGGCAGAAATACAAAGAGTTCAGGATGCAGGTAGATTAACAAGAGCAGGAGCTTTTGGTGGCTCACGACAAGCTGTTATGGAAGCAGAAGGTAATAGAGCACTCCTAAACAGGTTAGCAGGTATTACGGGAACAGGCTACAGGGACGCTTTTGATAAAGCCATGCAACAGTTTAACGTAGAGCAAGGTAGACAACAAACTGCTCAAGACGCTTTAAATACTTTTGGATTATCAGCTTTGGGTGCACAGACAAAAGTTGGAGAGGCACAAAGAGCATTAGAACAGGCTGGTATTGATGCTGATAGAGCACAATTTGAAGAAGAAAGAGACTTCCCATTTAAACAAGTACAATACATGCAGTCTTTATTACAAGGATTACCACTCGCTGCACAGCAATATACATACGCACAACCAAGTGCATTATCAGAGTTGTTAGGTGGTACAAGTGGTATAATGAGTCTGTATAATAGTTTATTTGGTGGTGGGGCAAAAGATTCAACTACCAATGCAGGTATAGCAGCTATAGGAGATTTAGTGGCTGATAATACAGTAGAGGGTATGGAGGCCGAAGAGTAATGGCAATAATGGATAACGAAGTACAAACTACAATGGATGCGTTTAGAAGCAACCCTAACGCATTAATGCAAAGATTCCAAAGAAGTCAACAGCTTATAGATTTACTTGCTTTACAAAAATTAAAAAGTGAGAAAGAAGCTGCAGCTCGTCAAATGCAAATGCAAATGCAACAGAATCCTAACACTATAAAGGAACAACGAGAAAAAGAAGTGTTAGATATGACTAAGAACGAGCTTATTCAACAGACTAGTGGTTTAATGGCTTTAAATAATGCTAGACGACAAAACAATTTAAAAAAAGTTGCTAGTGCAGGTATAACAGGCAGACCCGCACCTAATATGAGAACAATGGCAGATGGTGGCATTGTAGGGTTTCAGCCTGGGGGTAGTGTTTTAGATAAACTAATACAAGAAAAAATCGCTGAGATAATGGCAGATAAAAATTTAGGGCCAGAAGAAAAACGAGCTGCCATAGCAAAATTAAGAGAACCAAAAGCTCAACCCGAAGGTATACAAAAAGTATTAGGTGATAAATTAATAGCAGATCAAACATATGACGACCAAGTTATGGGTCTTGGCATGGGAGCGTCAAAAGGTGATACGATACCACTAATTCCTGGGTCTAATGTATTAAATAGATTTCAAAAAGATACGCCTATAGGACAATTAGCACAAAGAAATATAGCAAATATAGCTAGTCAAATAGGTGGCCCCGAAGTTGATACAACACCAGATCCTTTTGCTATAGGGAAAGGTAAAATACCACCAGACAGAAAAGGTGGTGATTCTGTTATAGAAGGTATCCCAGGGCTTGTATTAGATGATGAAGAAAAACCAGACGAAAAGAAGATAACCGCACCAGATGCAGGTATAGCGGCTATAGCTGCTCCTACAGTAGAATATGACTCTCCGTTAGGAAAAATAAGAGATGAAGTTAAAAAACTAAAAGAAAAAGATGCTACATATGGATTACAAGATTTAGATAAAGTAAGAAAGAAAGGTAGAGATGAGTTTACAGATGCTACTAAAGATATAATCCCTGGGTTAGAATCAATACAAAGAACAAAACAAAGTGATTTAGAACAATTAATAGCAGGAAAAGAAAAGTTTTATGAAGACATACAAGATCCTGATAAATTACGTGATCGTCAATTAAGAGCGGCTCTTGCAGGAGCGGCAGGACAGGCTACCTTTGGAACTACAGGTGCGGGTATAACAAGAGCATCTTTAGCAGAAGAAAAGGCACAAGAAGACTTTAAGGTAAAGGGTTTCCAAGATATCTTTGGTGATAAAAAAGCCTTAATTAAAGAGGTAGGTAAAGATAAAGCAGATATTATAGGCAAATCTTTTGAGATAACCAAAGGTGCTTTTGATATAGGCGAGAAGCGTGGTAAAACTGCAGCCGTAGAAAATGCTGCAGCAAAAACAGCAAGAGCTAGACTTGATTCAACTGTATTAAATGCAATCAGTAAAGATGCTGAAATGTTTTACAAACAGGATGTAGATAACGCAACCTTTAAACAAAGAGCTAATATAGCCCATGCAAAGTTAATGTCTCAGGCTGCAGATAGAGAAGTTAAAGTTGATATAGCTAATTTACAGGCAGAGTTAGGTAGACAAAAGAACGCATTGTTAGCAGAGGCAAATAAAATAAAGAGTGCTGCAAGTTTAAGAACTTTTAGAACAACATTATTCACTGGCACACAAAAGATTATAGCCGACTTAAAATCTAAATACCAAAAAGTATATTTAAAAGCGGCAGAAGACGCTAAACTAAACCCAGGTGGAGCCGCAGGCGAAAAAAGAGCTAAAGAACTTATAGCTCAAATGAACGCATTTATTAAGTCAGATACAGCATCTCTACAAGCTGTTACTAACGGTATTATAAAAGATTTAGAAAAAGATATAAGTGGTGGAGGCGGCACTACTAATATGGACGAAGTAGATAAAATACTAGGTATAAAGTAAAATGGCTACTATTGAGCAAATTGGTGAGTGGATTATTGCTAACCAAGATAAGCAAGGTACACCAGAATTTGAAACTGTAGCTAATGCTTACAAAGAACTTCGTGCTGGCTCTATATCAGGTGAGGCTGACAGACTGCGAGAAGAAGGTGAAGCAGAGCTACAAGATCTCTTAGATAAACCCATAGAAGAAGAAGTTGAAGAACCTGGGATTCTTGACCAAGGTGAAGAATTTATTAAAGGTATCTTTGGTGGTGCAGTCGGTCTTGGAGAATCAGCAGCATTAGGTGCAGTAACTCCTTTTGGTGAAGATACAGAGACGGCAGCACGAGAGGGTATATTAAGTGCAACTGATCCTGTAAGAGAGTTTTTTGCAGCAGATAAAGGCTCAGAAGAATTGTTTGGGCGTAAATTTGGTGAGGCTTTAGGTTCTTTTCTTGGTATTGGTGCAACAGCATTAGTTCCTGTTTTAGGATTACCTCTTGCTGCTGGATTGGCTGTGTCAGCAGGTGCTGGTGAGGCTAGTGAACGTGCTCGTGCAGGAGATGCTACAGAGGGCGAAAGAGGTATAGCTTCTTTATTAGGTGGTGCAGTCGGTGCAACAGAACTTATATCTCCACTTAGAATAATAAAAGCATTTAAAAAATCTGTTGGTGATGATGTAGCAGATGATTTTTTTAGTAGAGCCAAGCGTATAGCTAAAGAAGCAGGAGTAGAAGGTACTCAAGAATTTACTGCAGCGTTTCTTCAAAATGCTATTGAAAAAGGTATATACAACCCTGAAAAAGGATTGATGGATGATGCACTAGAACAAGGTGGTTATGGTGCTGGTGTTGGTGGTTTTGTACAAGCTGTAGGAGACATGATAGCACCAAAATTTAGAAAAAGAACAAACGCTGATGGCAATACTGAAATACTACAACTAACAGATCAAAGAGGCGATCAAACAATAAGTGCGTTAGACGCTGAAACAGAGCTAGAGGAGCAAGGAAGAAAACTTTTAGAAGATAGAAGACCTGGCCCAAAGCTAGAAGAAGGTCAAGATCAAGGTGAATTGTTTGAAGGGTTAGACTTAGGACTAGCAAGACAAGAACCTAATTTTATATTAGTACCAGAGGAAGGTGAAACAACAGAAGCAGCTAAACCAAAAGTAGATGATGCTCCTGTACAACGAGATCTAATAGATGAGCTTGAAGACGCACAGTTAAAGGGTTTAATAGATGCAGACGAAACAAAAGAAATAAGAGATTTAATAGCTAAAGACGAAGAAACTGCTAGGGTAGAAGCAGAAAAGAAACTAGAACAAGCCAAAGAAGCACAGTTAAAAGATATTACTAAAACATTAGATGCAGAACAAAGAAGAACTACAGAGGTAAAACGTGGTGATATTCTTAGACCTATATTAGAAAATCTTGATACTGCTAGTAGAACAAACACAGAAAAACGTTTTTCAAAAGCTCTTGGGGACGCAGGTATAGCTGACACAGCTATAAATGCACAAGAGAAAGCTGTAATAAAATTAGCCACTGATGCTGTAAGAGATGGGCGACCTATACCAGCAGAAGCTAAAGATTATCAACAAATAAAAACAGATGACATCTATAAAGGTATAGATGTTGAAAAAGGCACAAGATTACAAAGAACTGAAATACCAGATGTTGATAAAAAAAGAAAAGGCTCGGTGCTACCTGAAACTAGAAAGGTTGAAACAGATGACCTACAGATTGAAAAAATTGACGAAACCGCAGCTAGAAGAGGCACTGAAGGTGCTGTACAAGACGTGGCAGAAACAAGACCTGACGATACTACTAGAAGCCCCGAAGGATTTGCAACATTTACACCCGCAGGATTGGATGTTAGCCAACGAGATACTACTAGAGTTGGAAGAAGAGAAGGAGAACAACAGGATACATTAACGCCTGTGGATAAAGTTACAACTGAAGTAACACCTGATAAGGAGTTAACAAAAGAAAAATTTAACGAGATAAGACAGAAAAGAAACGATTTAAGCACCAGATTAACTAAGGTGCAACAAGGGAATGATAGAGGTAAGTATAGTGTAATAACTAGAGAACTAGATACGGCTGTAAATAATAAAGATGTTACAACTGCGGACAATGCACTTCAACGTATGGAGGCGTTTGTAGCTGACAGAGAAAAGAGTGTAAAGAAGTTAACAGGTGATACTAGACGTAAGGGGGCCCGCCAGAAGCTGAAAGATGACGCAACAGTAGAGGGTATAGGTAAAGCTCTAGGTAAAAAAACTAGAACAAAGACTAAACCAAAAGTCGAAGATAAAAAAGAGCCGTTAGTAAAACCAAAAGAAACACCTAAAAAAGTTGTTGTAGAAGATACAAAGACCAAACAAATCTATGGCGAGAAAGCATTTAAAGAACTACAAAAAAGCCCAAAGAAAAAAAGAATAGAGTCACAGCTCAGTAAAGCCATAAACGAAGGGGTGCAAACTTACGATGTAATTATAGAAACAGACGAGAAAACAGGTAAACGTAAGAATGTACTAAAGAAAAAAGAAGTTAAAACGAGGGAGGGGCTTCTTACAGAATACGTAAAGAACTTACGTAAACCTCTTTCTGATTATGATTCTCGTACTGGTATTGATTTAAATAATGATGGAAACATACTTGAAGAATCTGATTTACAAAAACTGCAAGAAATAATGGCAAAAGGCACAGGGACTCAACAAACAAAAGAACCTTTAGATATAAAAGCAGGAAGAGTATTTAATAAATATGCAGAGAACGTAAGTAGAACATCTGACGTATTTGTTCTTGCCGCACATGATTCTGTTTTTGCCGAAGACTTCCACAGAACAAAAGAAATAAAAACACCTGAACTAAAAAAATATTTTGAAAGAACTGGGAAGAATAGAGCTAAAGAACTATTAGATTGGTCAAGAGAGAACTTATCTAAGAAAGCAAATGATGCAATTACAAAGCTAATAGCTATAGAGCGTTCTGATTACATAAAACAAAGAGAACTTAGACGTAATGCCGCTGGTGGTAAATGGGGTGAGATTGCTACAGATAAAAGATTAAAGGCAAACCAAAAAGCAGAGATGGAACAGTTTGATGAAGTTAAAAATAATATAAAAGATAAAAAACAAACTTTAGAAGATTATATGGCTACAGCAGATGAGATAATAAAAGCTGATGCTGATTATAAAATAACTGATGAAGAGATAGCGGCTATAGCTGATTCTGAAGTTATAATAGTGAAAAAGTATTTAAAGGCAGATGCTACAGAGGGATTATCGTTACCACTGCATCCTATAATCAAAAATTCTTTGAGGGCAGGTGATTTAAAATCTGCGTTGGAAGGACTACAAGCAACTTCTTTAAATAAAGAAACAGCACAAGTTGCAGGCAAGTTGGCACAGAAGGTAGGCACGACAAAAGTAGAAATAGTGAACAACTTGACCGATGAGGGTGCGATCCCTGTATCAGGTTTGTTTGACCCCAAAACAAACACAATAAAACTAGACGCAGACACTGGTTTCAATCCACACGTGATACTACATGAGATGGCACACGCTGTCACTTCTGCTAATCTAGCTAACAAATCGCACCCCACAACTAAACAACTTAATGCGTTATTTAATGACGTTAAAGATATGTTAGACACCGCATACGGCTCTACAAATGTAGATGAGTTTGTAGCAGAGGCTATGAGTAATCCATCATTTCAAGCAAAGTTAGCTGGTTTAAATCCCAATGGTAAGCCTATAAATGCGTTCCAAAGATTGGTAAACATCGTAGGTAATTTTATAAGGCGTATAACAGGACAACCAACTAAAGAAATAGATTCTGCATTGTCAAGAGTAGACGAAGTTATAGATGATATAATAACTCCTGCACCAGAATTTAGAACAGCAGGACAGTTAGCGTTAGTATCACAAAGACCAGAACTATTAAAAACTGTAAAAAGAATAGTATCCAGCACAGCAGATGTTATGGACAAAAATAAATATACAAGTGTTGTATATGATTTCTTATCATCTAAAGCACCAAAACTATTAAAATCAGGTTTATTTATAAGTTTACCTATACAAGCTCTAGGAGACTTAGCCCCAAAATTTGGTTTTAAATCACCTAGAGTAAGGGAGTTACAAAAAACAATAGATTTGATGAATGGTGAAACAGGACAAGTTGACGTGGCCATAGACGCTGCCATGAGAAAATATGAGCCGTTTTTTGAAAAAGCCATAAACGATGGTAGAAAAGAATCATTTGATTTTGTTGTGTATCAAAGCACAGTATTTAGAGTAGATCCTACTAAAAAAAGAGACGAATATAAAAACAAAGATGGCACTGCTAGAACAGATGAAAGTGGTAATGATCTATTAAAAAAGTATGACGAAATACAAAAGGAATGGAATAAGTTAGGATCAGATGGTCAAGCTATTTACAATGACATGAGAAGAACTTATGCCAAACAATACGAAAAATTAAAAAATGTTATACTTGGTGAAATAGACAATTCAGATGCAAGCACAGAAGTTAAACAAAGTTTAAAAAAAGAAGTATTAGCTAAATTATTTGATAAAAATAAAATAGAACCATACTTCCCTTTAACTCGTGAAGGTGATTATTGGGTTTCATACCAAATTAAAAAGGGTGATTCTACAGAAATGGCGTATGAAGCATTCGAGTCTAACAGAGGTAGAGAAAGGGCAATGGCGGAATTAGCAAACGACCCTGATGTTTCTAATGTAGAAACTTACTCTACTTTAGATAAAGTGAATTTTCAAAACGCACCGTCAGGTTCTTTTGTAAAAGATGTATTACAAGTTATGAAAGTTAATAAAGTAGATGATGTAACTCAAGAACAAGTGCTACGTATGTTTATAGAGACTTTACCTGCAACCTCTTTTGCTAAATCTTTTATAAAAAGAAAGAACAGCCCTGGGTATAAAGAAGATGCCTTGGGTGCATTTAAAGAAAAAGGTTATGATATAAGTCGTCAAGTCGTTAGAATGAAGTATGGGAAAAAATTACAAGAAATAGATGACGGTTTGCAAGAAGACTATAAAAAACTAGGAAACCCTGAAGCAAAAGAATATGTGCTTGAATTACAAAAAAGAGCCAGATTCGCAAGAAATCCTCCTAGAGATATATTGATGAGAGCTTCTGCACAAGCTAACAGGATAGCATTTTTAGGTACAATAGGTCTTAACATATCCTCTGCTATAGTTAACATGACACAAGTGCCTCTCATGTTTCAACCTATACTTGGTGGTAAGTATGGGCATAGAGAGTCTTTTAAAGCTATCAAAGAAGCAGGGGTATTTATAGGTAGTAGTGGAGTAGGAAGAAAAGCAAGAAAAATAACAACTCCAAATGGAGAGGTTGTAGACGTAGGAGCCGCTTGGTCTATAGACAATTACTATGTTGCAGACAAAGACGGTAAATTTAGATTACGTGATGATTTAAATGTTGACGCTAACAAATTAAGACAATTAAACAGATTATTACCACTTGTTCAATCGGCATCTGATAGAGGTCAGTTAAACCGTTCTTTATTTTATGATACATTAACACTAGAAGAGGGTGGTAGAGCAAGAAATCTTTGGGATAAAATAAATGCTTTTTCTGCTTTCTTTTTCCACCAACAAGAAAAATTTAACAGACAGGTAGCACTCATTTCTACCTATAACTTAGAATTAAATAGGTTAGAGAATAGCACAAAGGCAAGTGAAAGAAATTTATCTACGGCAGAAAAACAAGAGTTAGCCGCAAACGAAGCGTTATACAGATCACAAGAAATGAACGGTGGAGCATCTCTTGCCAACGCACCTAGAATAGCTCAAATACCTATTGGTCGTGTAGCTATGATGTATAAATCTTACGGCATACAAATGTATTATACTTTAATAAAAACAGGTCTAAAAGCTGTAGGTGCAGATAAAAGTTTATCACCACAAGAAAAGAAAATAGCACAAAAACAATTTTTAGGTATATGTGCATCATCTGCTTTACTTGCAGGTATTCAAGGTATGCCGTTTGTAGGTTTAGTAATGTTTATTGCAAATATGTTTCTCGATGATGAAGAAGAATCAGCAGAGTTTTTAACAAATAGATTTTTAGGGGATCATTTATACAAAGGGCCAATAAGTGCTGAATTTACAGATATATCAGGTCGTGTAGGTTTATCTAATTTAATATTTAGAAATAATCCCTATAACAAGGATGATAGTGTACTAGAAACTGTTGGAAAGACTTTGTTAGGCCCCGCAGGTAGTGTTATAGGTCAATTTGGAGCTGGTATATTAGAGATAACAGATGAGTTTGGTGATACTCAAAGAGGCATAGAACGTATGATGCCTGCGGCTATTCGTAACATTTTTAAAACTGGTAGGTATATAGCTGATGATGGTATATATACTAGACGTGGTGATTTAATAGTAGATGACATATCAGGACATGGACTGTTCTTTCAATTCCTAGGTTTTCCGCCATCAGAATACACGAGAGCACAAGAACAAAACCAAGTAGCTAAAGGTATAGATAAAGCTGTTAATGTAAGACGCTCAAAGCTACTAAGACAATTATATTTAGAATTAAGACATGGTATGGATACAGAAGATGCGTTGGATGCCATAAGTAAATTTAATAAAAGACATCCTAAGTTTGCTATAAGTGCAGATGCAATGAAAAGATCAATAAAACAACATATCAGGCAATCAGCAACAATGCACAATGGTGTATCTTTGAGTCCAAAAATGAGAGCCTATATAAGAGATGAAGAAGATATGTATGACTATGATTAAGACATACGCCATACACGCACACCTAGTTTGCCATCTTCAACGACTGTGCGTA